CCTGCTACTATTGCTAACAAGTTCTTCTTACTGTAGTCATAATCTTCTATTTTATCAGATAGTCCCTTAACTTTAATTGTTACATAGTCAGAGTCTGATTCTTGCAAGATAGTTTCACTACCTGCTAATACTGATTCATATAATTTGTTATTCAAGTTAAACTCCTTAATTATTTTTATCCTTTACCTTGGTATGGTGTTTTTGTACCCCATACAGTTGCATGTTTATCTGATTTAATTATTACATATTTCTAATTGTCCTAATCCTGCAGGGTATTTAAACTCTACAATAAATGCTTCTTTACTAGGACTGAACTTTGGAATTATTGTCTTGTTTTTCAAGCTCTCTATTATATCTCTAATATCTGCATCCCCTCCATCGGGTTTCTCAAGCAACTTTTTAATATGCTCAATAAAAGCTAACATCTCTTCCTCATCTATTTTATTACCCCCACGCCGGAAAAACTTTATTAACTACTGCCATTCTATCATATCCGAAACAATGTATTTCTTCTTCGCCCTCTAAAAAGACAAATCCACTCTTTATCATTTTTTCAAACCTCTCTAAAGCTTCTTCGTCCGAATCGTCTTTAAAGCACTTTAAAGAATACATAAGATTTTCACCCACAACTTCAAGCACTTGTTCCCTTAAATCCTCGTCTTCTAGTACTTCTAATGTTGTAGACTGATAACCCTTATCGTTTCCCAAATGACCTTTATAAATTACTTCACTCATCTTAATCCTCCTTCTTTTTTATATTTCTACCTCTGCCCATTTTAATACATCTTTTTCTTCTACACTACCCGGAAGAATTAATAAATTAACTCCTTCTCCAAAAGAATACCATCCTGCATCTAATTTTTTATTTATAAACGAAGTCGAAAAAAACTCCCCCTTCCTTTTCTTACTTACTTTATTTGCTTTTACTACTCTATTAACATACCTTTTAGTAAATTTCATAGCTTTCTTTAATGGACCATCTATCTGATCTGCTCTTAAAGACAGTATCTCATGTACTCCTCTACAAGATAATACTTCCCAAACTTTATATGTTTTTTCTTCCATTTTACTTTCCTCCTTTTATTTATAAATCTCCTTTTTCAAAATAAAATAAATCTTTATTCAAAAAAATTTAATACTTATAACAATACTCTCTATTTAAAATACTTTTATAAATATTAAACTAAACACTTTTCAAATTCATTAATACTAAAATCACTACTACTAAATAATTTTCTTCTTATCTCATTTTGAGTTCCAAAATTAATTATTCTTTTCTTACCAATATCTAAACTATACATTCCTCTTTCTTCTTCTATCGGAATTATACTTACTTCAAATAAAAACATATTTTCAAACTCATCAATCCAAGTCTTCTCTTTTATTACTTTCTTCTTTTTATTTCTTCTCTCTAACTCTTTTAATAAATCATCTAACTCACTCATTTTATTTCTCCTCATTACTTACTTCAAATAAAATATATACTAACAATAAAAAAATTTTTCTCACTATTTTATTATTTACTAACACTATAATAATAATAACAAATTGAACTTAATCAATTTATTATTATTATTATTTACAATTTTAAAATTTATTTTACAAATAAACTTATTAAAATTTCTTCACTAACTTTTTTACTTTCTAAACTTTTATAATCATTCAAATAAATTTCAATATTATTTTCTAAACCTTTTACAATAACTTCATTTTTATCTCTATTATTTACAAATAATATTTTACTATCTATTTTACTCATCCTAATATTACAATTTAATTTCTTACTCCACACTTTATAATCATACTTACTTTTCTCAAAAACTATATTATTTTCTTTAAATAATTCTTCTAACTTACTACAACCTTTAAATTCATATTCATAAACAATTTTAATCAATTTTTCTTCAACTAAAATTTTACTAAATTCTTTTTTCTCATCATCACTCAAATTTAAACTTTTAATATTTTCAATAACTTCACTAAATCTCTCTTTTTTCTTCTCATTAACTAACTTCATTAACTCATCAAGATTTAATTCTTCTAAATTAATATTATCATTTTTACTCATAAAATACCTCACTTTTTTTATTTTTTATTTTTAAAACAAAATTTAATTTTATATAACTGAATATTATTTATTTATATTTTTTACATAAAACTCCTCTCTAAAAAATAATTTTTTATTTTTTATTTTTTTTATATTTTTATAAATAATAATAATATTTTTTTTATTTTAAATTTTAATATTTATTATTTATTTATATATATATTATAATATATTTTTAATATTTTTTTATATTATTAGTTTTTTCTGGGGTTTTTTTAAATAAATAAAATAAATTAATATATAGTTTAATCTAATAGTATCTGGGAAGTAGAAAGTTTATTGGGAAGCTTTATGTCTGTATATTCAGCAAGTAAATGTTCCGCTATTTCTTTCTTAGTTGAGCGAAAATTCTCAAAAGAATCTAATTCAATAATAAAAGGATTAATAAGCTGAGAATCTATCTCCTGTGATAGACCTGAAATTAATGCTTTGATATGAAGATTGAAAATAGGGTCAGTTGGTCTAACACCATCACTAGCAACATTTTCAACATAAGGTAGAATAAAGATTATATCATACATATTAATCTCTTCTATGCATTTTGCCTTAAATGCCTTAAACCATTTCTTATGCGACGCTAATTTAGGATATAAAGCTAATGTAAAAGCTAATGTATCTAATCCACATCTATCAGTAATAATATCATCTCTACAAGATATATGTTGAACTCTATCATCTACTATCCTCTGTTGTAATTCCAATCTCTGCGGTAAAGTAACCTTCATCGGTTTATCTATACCTAATTGTGCTGCAGAGTATCTAGTTAAATTACACGCTGTATGAAAACCAAGTCTGTCCCTGAAATATTCACAGAAAGTTGTTTTACCTGTTCCTGAATGTCCACTAAATGCTATCTTCATAAATATTGCTCCTCACATTATATATCAGTTTCTTCTACTTTTAAAGGATATTGCTGATATGACATTATAACGAGAAGTTATATATTTATATGTATACAAAATAAAAACTAAGTGTTGAAAGAATCCTCTGTAGATGAGATTAAGTATAAGTAATGTCCTCCCAGTGAGATAAAGGTACCGAAGTTTTCACTATTGTATGTTCACTCCAATATATTTTAAAAATATATATAATACATATTTGATTTAAAGAAAGTGTATAAGGTTAAGTAATAGAAGAGGATCTTTATCTCCCCTAAAGGAGAGATCCTCATCTATTCGTAAGTGATTAGTTGGTAGTTGATTTTTAGAATGAATGCCTTTATAATAAAAGTTCATTAGATCTATATTTTTTGAACTCATTGCAGGCGGCAGAAATGTCGCCGAGTGTTTGTTATAATCACTAACTATTAAAAATAGCAGTTTATTTTTAACAGAATTTAATATACAATTCAGGATGCAATGATAAAAAATATAGACTACTCTACAGCCTTAACACAGGTGACTAAGAAACAACTCAAGCAACCGAGGAATAATTCCTTAGTATATTACCTAGATACTTCTTTCAGTACAATCTATAGAGAAGATTCAAAGTACCTCCTTTCAGAAAGCTCTTTCCTAGTTTCATGGCTATTAGACGCATTAGTAAATAGAGATGTAAAATGGAGTAACCTAACCAAACAACTTACAGTATCGCACACTGACATTCTTCAGCAAACTAACATTACATTAAGTACTCAACATAAAATATTAACGAAACTATCAGAGTTAGGCTTTATAACTATTGACAGAGAGGCGAAGAAAAATAATACTTACAGCTTAGACTTAGATGCATTTATTACCTACTTTCTATCAGCGAGGAAGAAGGAGCAATGGCGTCAAGTAAAGGAAAACACAGAGAATTTTAAAGATGGATTTACGAGACTGATAAGCAAGACTAAACTAACGCCTTCTCAGAAACAATCTTACTTAAATGACCCTGTGCAATTCTTATTCTTCCTTATAGAGAAGCGAAGAACGTTTGTACCGATGATGAAGCATTTATGCACAAATATGCCACTGAAGCAAAATATATACTTATCGTCCTTGACCTACCTATCAGAAATTTTTAACACATATAATGTACAGGATAAATCTTACACATGGATTACATCCTCCAAGATACAAGAGAGATCAAACCTTTCCTCAGATATGCAGTATGTATTAAAGAAGGCTTTGAGAGATAAGAAGTATATTACATTTGCAAATAAGTCAACCCATTACGTTAATCACTACACTAAGAGAAGATCTTTACGAACACACACATATATCAACCTAGAGACTTCTAAAATTCTGGAAGATATTGTTAATACTTTTACACAGGATTCCAATAAGGAGATAAACATGACTGATCAGTTAATGGGATTAGATGAGATAGAACAGAGATTATTTAAAGAGGATGAAATCACTTTCTCACTACCTAATCGCGAGAGTGCTTCATATAATAGAGATGCAAATCTAGCCTGTGTTGCTAAGATAGATAGAAAGATATTAGAGATGCAGTATACAAGAGGATTACGTCCTGTATTATATTTATTAAGTACCTATAAGTATTTTGCACGGAAGAATTTCCATAAGACTATTGAATTAGTGAATCCTTATAAGATGGAAAAATCTAAGAATTATAGAACCTTCACTAAACTTCATGAGTTCTTAGTTGAGCGAAAATATTCCTTGTATGGATATATTGCTGCTCAGTTTCATTATTTAAAAGGAACTAAGTACTTACCAAACATTTTACACCTAAGGACGGATAAGGCAGTCTTAAACTACTTAAGGTTTCTAGAAGATTACAGAGCTGGTAAAGTAGGACCTATTGTTGCTAAGCATATTGAAGTTGAAGATGAAAACTTAGGAGCGAGGGAGTTAGAATACTTAAATCAATTAAGACAGTACCGGTCTCAGCAGGTAACATTTGAACCAGCTGCGTTATGTGGTATACATCCTAATTTAGTCAATCAAGTCTTAACAGGAGTAAGTAGGCTTCCAGGTAAGGATATAGAAAAGTATATCCTTAATAATTGGAAAGATGTGACAGAATTAGTAATACATAATGGATACGATAAAACAGTTGAGGTGATTAAAGCTAAGTTTCCTAATACCAAGTTTCACATACTAGATACAGATTGGGATAAGCAATTCGAGATTCACCTGACAAATAGATTTCCAGGCTTCACTTACAGTCCTCCTGGATCTGATGCTTATAAGTTAGAGGTAGCTAAGAAGAATAACTTAGAAGGCAAGATGGTAGAAGCTATGAAGAGTCAGAAAGAGTTTGTTAGAAAACGTATTGCCCTTGCAAACTTACAGACTAGGTATCATAAAGGTATGAAAGACTATTTCAACCAGTTTGGTATAGAGATGAATTATAAAGAGAAGTTATTATTAAGAGCTTCAATCGTTAAGGATTTAGGATTTGAAAAAGATCCATCACCAACATCAGAATCAGTTTTAAAACGTATAGAGGAAGAAGGAAAGAAAACAATGAATAGAATACATCATTATTATAGAGAAAAGCTAAGTAACTAACTCATGGCGGATTTAACCTCTACTATATTTAGCGTTGAGTACCAGAAGAATATTCTCGCAAGTCTTGTCCGTCTACCTGGTTTCTATGCTAAGGCAAGGCATTTAATCAAACCTAAGTATTTTACAGCAGACCCTGTTAGAGAAGTATATGAGGTAATAAGTACGTTCATGGATCAACACAATGATCTCCCTACAAAAGGCATTGTAGAGCAAACATTTTTAAATAATCCTTCTAAGCTATATAATCAGCAATCACAGCAATTTCAAACTATTTTTGATTTGCTTTACAGTGATGAGATAGGTACTGCTGCATTAGAGACTATTCAGGGAGATTTTATATCATATATAAGCAGTATTAGAATGTATGATAATTTTACTTTAAGTCTTACTAGTTTGAAAGATGGAGACTTTGATAAAGCTTTTGTTCTAGTCGATGAAGCAAGACAAGAAATTGCATTAGACGAAGATGATATTTCCATTTTCCATATTGAGAATGTAGATGAGAGAATGAAGGAGCAAGATGCTAAGCAGAAAGATGTTGCTAGTAAAGGTATACCGACAGGATATGCTAGCTTCGATAGTGTTAATAGATATAAAGGGTGTCCTAAAGGAACTTTGTGTGTTGCAGTTGCTGGCACAGGTGGAGGAAAATCTATTCTATTGTGTAATATAGGAGGAGCAGCTGTACTAGACGGGCATACAGTACTACACATTACTTTAGAAAACTCACAAGAGCAAACACACGAGAGATATGATTCATTCTTCACAGGTGAGAACATAGATCACATGTTTAGAAAATCAAAGGAGGTAGCGGAGTTCTATACTAAAAACCCTCTTCCCGGCATGTTATTAATAAAAGAATTCAACGCGGGAGAGGCATCTATACTAACAGTAGATTCATACCTAATGCAATTAGAACAAGATAAAGGAATTGTACCGGATGTTCTTATTATAGATTATGCAGACGAGATGGAAGTCAGTAGATCAGTTTTTACAGAAACAAGAGCTATCTGGCAGAATCATTTTACTAGAATGAAAGGGCTTGCTAAGAAATGGAACGTTGTCTTATGGACAGCTACTCAGGGTAATACACAATCAGAAGGCAAAGAAACTTTTGGTAAGAAGGATGTATCAGAAGGAGCATCTAAACTAAGACCAGCTGATCTGGCTGTGGGTATTTCAGAGAGTGATCAAGATGTTAGTTTAAAGGAATGCAAGCTGCACTGGATGAAGAGTAGATTTAGTAAAGATAAGTTTATTACACAGTGTGTCAAAGACACAGAGCGTATGCTTATACAGGAAATTGCAGTAGGCCTTGCAAGAACGGATCAGATGTAATGGCTAGTAAACTACTTGAATATTTAAGTGAAATTGGAGATGTAGTTCCTACTTCAGGAAACCAGTATAGGACGGATTGCATCTTCTGTGAAGATAGTAGAAAGAGGCTATACTTTTCTCCAGATACAGATCAGTGCCATTGCTTCAATTGCGAATACAGCGGTAATTTTATTACAGTAGTGTCTGATTATGAAGGCATTTCAAGGTCTAAGGTTGCTAAAGGTATAGTAGGTATGGAAAGAGTTCAAGCTATCCAAGAGAGAGCTATAGAGATCATTCAAGAAGATCCGTACACAAAGTATGCTGCTCAGTTAACTACTATGTATAACTCCTTTAAAAAAATTGGTATTGCTTCAAAGACTATGGAGTACTTAGAGGGGCGGCAGGTATCTTACGAAGAGGCATACTACTATGGATTAAGAGAGGGTATTGAATACGAAAAGCAGTTCTTCCAAGATCGTGTTATAATTCCTTTCTTTGAAAAAGGTAGTGTAGTATATTTCCAGGGTAGAGATATTACAGGAGAAAGAAAACTTAAAGCTCTCAATCCTATTAAGCCGGAAGGAGTAGATGCAGGTAAGAGTCACTATGTTTTTAATCTACATAATATTCCAAGGTATAGTACTATCATTATAACTGAAGGGCCTTTTGATGCAATGCGTATAGGGAAGACAGCAGTAGCTATTAATGGCAAATCTATTTCACCTACACAAACAAGAAAGATACTAGAGACTTCTCCAACTGAAGTTATTGTTATGCTGGATGCTGACGCTATAAAGGAGGCAGCGTCTACAGCAAATATCTTTAGTTCCTTTGCAAAGACTTCTATTATATGTTTAGAAGAGGGAGACCCGGGAGACTTAGAAAAAGATGCAGTACCAGAATTGATAGCGGGAAGACAGGAGTTCGATACCATGATGCAGTTACAGTATCGTAATATGTAAATAAAAGGAGTTAGAGATGAAGTTAAAAGTAAAGAAGTTATTACCAAGAGCAATTATGCCCACTAAAGCACATCAGGACGAAGATGTAGGCTGGGATATATACGCTAGCTGCGACGCAGAAATATCCGCAGGTTTTCAAGAGAGAGTGCCTGTTGATATTGCTGTAGAGGTTCCTGTAGGGTATTATATAGAAGTTCATACTAAGAGTAGTTTTGCTGTACGTTGTCTAAAAGCACACCTTGGTATTATTGATAATGGCTATAGAGGAGATTTAGGTGTCCTTATGGTTAACTACGGATCAGAAGATCAGCAGATTAGAAGTGGCGATAAGATCGCACAGCTTGTAATTAAGAAACAAGAAGACATCGGGTGGGGTATTGAAGAATGCGAAGAACTATCTGACTCTGTTAGAGGAGAAAAAGGTTTCGGTTCTTCCGGACGGTAATAGTTATATAAATAAAGGAGGCATTATGCAAGTATTAGGCGATAGGATTTTAGTTAGTATTGATGAATCAACTGAAGAGATTACAACATCAGGAATAATTGTTCCTAAAAAAGAGAAGAATGAGTATGACCAGGGTATAGCAGATGGTGTAGTAGCGTACATAGGTAATAAGGTTGATGCTGATATATCTGTTGGTGATACCGCAGTATTTGTATTTGCCGCATCAGAGTTGTTTACACATGATGGTAAGTCATACCGGCTTATAAGAACAGTTGACGTTTTAGCTATTCAGGAATAGATGAAAAAGATTATTAAAGATACATTTAATTGCTATGTGTACCTTAACATAAGGCATATTGAGCATGAGTCTGTATTGAAGGTACTTTCTAAGAATGCATTAGTGAATATTCAAAGGGCGTATTCTTCTAAGGTAACAATTAATGTAGAAGAGCCGAAAAAGAAGGAAATCCTTAATGAGACAAATGTCTATAAACTTTCCATAGAGGTGAGACAGTCTGTTTCTTTTTTTAGTTTTAAGAAAGGCTCCCGCTTTAAGAGGCTTATATTAGCATTAACAGAAAATTTTGACGAGAAGTTTATGTGTAGTTTACTGTGCGGGGTACTTCGCTTTAAACTTCCTGATTTAAAAAAGGAAAAGGTTGAAGGCTTACCTATTAGATTTCTAACTACAATTTGGAAAAGGGGTTCTTAGTTGTTCTTTAGACTAAGAAAAGAGAATCTCATTCTAAGAAGAGCTTTGGTAAAGGCTGCTCAGGCGTTAGCCTGCGGGAGGTCTAGAAACGAGAAGGAATTAATAGAGTGGTGGATTAGAAGTATTCGCATCTCTGTTGAAGAACATTTTAAGAACAGGAGAAGAAAATGGCTAAAGGACAAAATAAGCAAGTTATTAGCGTTGGGTATACAAATACAACAAAGCTTTCAAATGCGGAGAAGAAGCAAGTAAGACATTCCAGAAGGTGTAGTAAGAAAGAACTTAATACAGAAAGACGTATTCAAACCGGAGGTGCTTCATTCAGAGAGCTAACTAGGTATGTAAAATCACATCCTGAGAGCGGTGTTGAGAATACAGGAAACTTCGCATCCCGTAAGAGGATGCATATAGATAATATTATTACAAAGAAGCAGATGAAAGAAAGTGTGGCTGCTTTAGAAAGAGCACCTTTTCAAGATTTAAAGAATATGAGCAAGCCTTAAGTGCCTCAAGCATCTTTAATCTTTAAGCTATTCTTACATATTACTACTATATTAATGAATGCCCCAATTTTGTGAGCTTTTTTAAAAGGAGACGCGTGTGCAAAATATTTTCCCCTCCGTCCTGTTTCCAAAAGGTAGAAGAAAAGAGCTAGATTTGATCAACGCCGTAGCCGGCACGTTAGTTGATCCAGATTTAGCTACTGCAACTACTGAGACAGGCGCAGCAATAACGTTAGATGAATATGAAAAATTAGCAGGATCCTTTTTATATCAGAATACAGAAAGGCTTGCTAACTATAAATTTTTTGATCACCTGGATGATAACTATCACATATGCTCCGCCGCATTAGACCTGTATGCGGATGATGCAATACAATTAGACTTTCAAGAACAGAAGCCTTTCTGGATAGATTCAGAAGATGACGAATTAATAAAGGTAGGAGAAGCATTATTATTTGATACATTAGGACTAGGAGAAATATCTAAGTCTTGGTCTATTGTCAGAGATTTATGTAAGTATGGCGATGTCTTTCAAGAAGTTGTCATGCAGCAGGTAGGAGGAGTACATTCTTTACTTACACTGCCACCACAAACTATGCGTGCTGAAGTTGATATGCACTTAACCATTAACGGATACTCTCAAGATGTAACAGCAGGCTCTGGGATGGGTTCCAGTATTGGTGATTTAGGAGGGGCAACCTTCCTCCCCTGGCAAGTAAGCCATATGATGGTTCCAGGTGGTGCTAGTTATTCTGTGTACGGAAGATCTGTCTTATCTGATTCAGTTAGAAGTATGAAATTACTAGAAGCATCTGAGACTGCATTACTTTTTCAAAGATTAACAAAAGGGTCTGACCAATATGTATTTCAGGTACCTGTAGACGATCTATCAGAAGATAAAGCTAAGGCTAGAGTTAAGGATGTAGCATCTACCTTAAGAAGAAAAAGGCTGTTAAATGTTAAAGCAGGTGAGTTTAAATCTGTAATAAATGCAATCGGCAATACGCAAGACTACTTTATACCAACAAAAGAAGGCGAAGGTATTAAGATAGAAGTACTTCCCCAAACAGATCCACAAAGACATATAGACGATGTAGAATACTTTAAAAATAAGGCGATTGAATCTTTAAAAGTTCCCGCTGGTTATTTATCTTACCTTGAAGGGGATACTTCAAAAAGCTTAGCTGGGACGGATATAAGGTGGGCTAGAAGGATAAGAAGAATACAAGGTATTTACAGAGACCACATAACAAGAATACTTGATACACATTTCAAGTTAGTTTATAAAAAGAAAGTAGCGGCATTTAAAGTAACCTTCACTTCAGTATCAGCATTAGAGGATCAAGCACGGTTAGAGGCTTTAGAGATCCGAGCATCTGTAGGAGCTGCTTTACAAGATTACTATTCACAGAAAACTATTTTAACTCAAGTATTTGGTGTATCAGCAGACGAGGCAGAAAACTACATAAATGAGTTAGATACACAGCAAGTTGATAAAGCAGCTGTTGCAACAATTGCTGAAGGTAATGCTGAGCAGATAAGGGAGAAGTATTTTACAAATCCTGAGCTGAATACAATTGAACCTGGCGCAGGTACAAATACAAATACAAATACAGATTCTAAAGTATCGGAAGAGCAGCTAACTAACTCACATATTATTAAATTGTTTAAAGATAACTTACGTAATAATAAAAGGCTACGAGAAGCAACTACAAATTTACAGAATATCCTTACAGAGAAGAAGCGCTTAGACAGACGAAATTCTAAGAAGGTATAATGTTATTAAACGAGTTGAAGAACATTCAGAATAGAAGAAAGAATGCTTTTCAAACACTTCACAATATTGATAACAATAATGCCATACAGGCATTAGGTAAGCATTTTACAGCCCAATTAGCTGCTAGTAACTCAAAGCAGCAAACTAGCTTTAGAGCCTATCTTTCAGAAGTACGTAAGAGTCTTTTAGAGACTATCTTAGCGTATAAGACAGGTAAGCTTTCGCCTACAAATTTCAAGCATAAACTTACAGCAGATTTAAAAGCAGCCCATAAGCAAGCTTTTATATTTGGAATGAAAGCATCAGGCTTTAAAGAGGCGGAGTTATCTTCAAAGGAAAAAAGATGGTCTAGAGATTCAGCTAATTCAGAAGGAAGGTATTTATCTAATCTAATTGACGACGCCTTAGCTAGCAGAGGTCTCCAGCCGGGAGATAGAATAAAAAGATTTATTCCAGCGATTGAGGCCTCTTACGCTTCGGGCAGACACCAGGGGATGCCACAAGATAGTACAATTATCTATTGGAGGCTAGAAGGAAGAAAGCCTGATGGTAAGAATTGCGGTACATGTTTACAGTTAGCAAAATGGAGCCCTTTTTTACCAAATACCTTACCTATGCTACCTAGATCAGGAAACACATTGTGCTTGTTTAATTGTAGATGCGCAGTTATATATAAATTTGAACCAAATCAGGATAAGATTAAAAAGATACAACAAACTCAAAAGAGCGCCCAGGCGCTCTTATATAAATTACGACAGTCTAAATTATTACCGAAGAAATAAGGAGCTGAAATGGACCAACTATATGAATCTTATCTTTCAGGAAGTATAACAGAACAGCAATTGCTTGAAGGAAGAATTTTTGACAAGATAAAAAAGAAGTTAAAAGGCGCTGTAGCTACAACAAAATCTACGCTTAAGAACTACAGTAGTGGTATAACTATATTGGTTGCTATAATTTTTATTGCTGTAGCAGCAGGTAAGAAGCCTTCCAGCGCATCTTCTGTTAAGTCTAATGCAGAGACCGATCCTAATGAATTAGATTTTAAGGCAATAGCACAGAATATACTAAAAAGACCGGCGGCCGGTATAGGGAATGTAACAAGGCTTGATAAAGTTGAATTAACAGCAGCACTTAAAGGCATAAATATAGACAAGCATACAATACAAGATATAGTTAAGTCTGCCGATAAGTATGAAGATGCTTTTAATATGACAGTAAACCTTGCGCATGATATAGAAAAGCGTCATCCTGATATACCAGAAACTCGTATGGATACAATTATAGGTATCTTACTTAATACCTTAACAGCGCAGGGAGAGTCTAAATTTATGGGATGGTCAGGCGAGAGAGACGCAGGCGATGTTGCAAGAGAATTTATGCTGGAGGCAATAAATGACACTTTTAAATAGTAACACAGATAACAATAAGGCTTTTGAGGACTTAACCGCCGATGAAGTCAAGATAATAGAGATTGATGTAGTAGCAAAGCAACCTACAGTAACCCAGTTAAAGGACCATTATAATAATAGTCTTGGCGAAACTTCGTTGCTATTAGATTAGATTAGATTAGGAAAGGTGAATACATGAGCTCAAAGCGAAACGTAACTACACGAGTTGATCTTAAAAAATCCAGGATAATGAGTCGCCCTAAGACCGTCTTGGCTCTTAGAAGAGCTGCGAGTAACCCTGCAAACAAGCTTAGAAGGTCAAACGGCTTAACTAAGTATTTGAGAAAGAGCGGTTCTAACACTAGACCGTCTGGTATATATAATGTTGTAAAAGGACCGAAGAAGGTACTACAAGAGATTCAAGATTTTAGTGAAAGGTATAACATAGAGGACTTACAATTCATTGCTGATAACAAACTGATTAATCTCAACGGACTGCTCAGTCATTTTACTGATGTTAAGCTTGAAGGATCAGCTACGGAAAAAGTTACTTTTCTTTATAATTACTTACCTGAGAAGTTTCATTCCGTCTTAAAATCATATTTAATTAACGCAGGAATAATGTTAGACCCTTTAAACCCAGCTGTTGACCCTGAATACTATACAGCATGTACAGAGGAAGTTACAACTGCTACAGGAAGCGCAACAACTTCGGACACTATCGCTAGAACAGCGGATAGCTATCACGCAAAGAAAAATAAGAAGCGTAATTTAGCTGCTAAGTTGATTATCAAGGACCTTATGATTGAAGCAAGCTGCCTCCCTTATAGTGAAGATAATATTACACTACTTAGAGAAGCAAGAGCGCTTTATGATCAAAGAGCCTTAACTGAACACGACATTCAAGAAGTTACATCTTTTATGTACGCCTTAACGGAAGCGTATTCTGTTAATGATATTATATTATATGGTAAAAATAGCTTAGGTGTTATAACCGCTGTATCTAAAACTTTAGGCTATATGGTATATAACCCAGAGCAAGATCAAACATTTACTGTAGACAGACGTAACATGCAACAAGTTGTTGGAAACATATTGAAAGAAGGTTATAGCGATGCCGGAGGTATAGCTCTAGGTGAAGATTTAATAAAGATGGTTCTAAACGGTACAATTCAGTCTAAGAGTGAAATGTCAACCTATATAAAGACAACACACCAAACAACTCAAAGCATTCGTCTAAACATCCTTAAGTATTTTGCTTCCGCAGATCTATCGGCAGTATACGCCTCTAAGGTATTAGCATTACTTAACAAAGAGCATTCAAATATGTTTGAGAGAGATCTAGATGTATTCGCAGGGAGCGTGATGCAGCAAAATCCTAGTCTTGCGGAAAACGATAAGCCTTTAGTATTATGGATATCAAAGGCAGTATTTGCCCGAACAACAAAGACAGGTCCAACACTTAGGTCTTTATTTACACCAAAACTATTCTGGACGTTATTAGTAAGTCTATACCTATTCACTAAAGAGTCCGGTCTTCTAAGTACTATTCTAAGCAATAAGCTCAAAGGATTTAAAGCCACTGAGGTGATGCCGAAGAATGTTAGAAGCAAAATAAAAATTCCAGCTCCTATTGTAGATAAGTTTGTTAGAACATCCTTAGGGTATGTAGTAGAACCTTCAAGATTAAAGAAAGCTATACAACATGTAAGGATTGTTTCTGAGAGTGAAGAGTATACTACCTTTGAGAATTGTATGGATGCTACACTAGAATATTTTCTAATAGAAGCTTCTATGGAAGATGCTTTAACAAGAAAAATTAAGAGGGTATCCACAGATATTTTTAACCAGGAATCTAAGGGTAAAACAGGTACTACTTCTTACAAGGTTAACAAACTAGTACTTGTAAGGCTAAATGTACAACAGAGAAAGTTTGAGCTAGTGGATATGAGAGCTAAGGCAAAAAAGGCTAATAAAACAGCTTTTGATCCTAAGATAAAAGATCTTGAAAAGAAAGAGGTAGCTCTCAACAAGAACATTGAGGCAGAGCTAAAAGCTTCTTCTAATAGACCAGGACCATCTACTAGATTTATTTCAAGAGAAGAACTTCTAACCTCAACAGCTAGGCATCTAGGTAACAAAGTAGCTATTGCAAAAGATCTCGGAGTTAGTCCTCAGCATATTACAAACATGAAAGATAAATACGGTATATCACTTAGCCCTAGAGGCAGAAGGAAATCTATTCAGCAGATTAAGAAAGACACAGGATTCGCTAAATCTCTCGAGGACGCTGTAGGGTCTTCTTACAGACTGTTTAAGAGCTTTAAGATTGCTAAGGCAGCGGAAGCCTTTAAGACAGTAATAGAACTAATGGATGCAGAGAAGCGGAAGAATATAAGCGGTGTAGGCAAACTAAGTGCCACATTAACATTACTAGCAGCGTTTGAAATGATATTGCTAACATGGCAGAATTTAGTTACTGCACCGGATAAGGTTAAAAAGCCTATAGACCTTTGGAAGAAGGCTGTTAAGTACTCAACTGGAGAGGGTAAGTCTGCACATATTGACACAGAGTTACTGAAGAGAGCGGGACTAGAAGGAGCTCCTCAAAAAGATGTGGATGCTTTCTATAAAGAGTTTAATGCCACGCACTCAAAATCTACAGGACATGAAGCAGGTAAAAAAACACGATCAAGACCTGATAAAAAGAAAGGGAAGGGACAGTAGCTATGAAAAAAGAGTATCCACTAATAGAAGTATTTTCAGACGAATTCACAAACTTAGTTGTTGAAAATGTAGTAACAAAAAAAGGATTTAAGACAGTAAGGGCGAGAGGCAGGTTTCAAATGGTAGAAACTCCTAATGCTAACAAGCGAACCTATCCTAAACGTCTAATGGAAAGAGAGCTATCTAAGCTTCAACCCGCTATACAGAATAGATCTTTGTTCGGAGAGCTTGATCACCCAACAACTGTAGGCACTAACTTACAGAATGCTAGCCATGTTATCACAGAGTGTAGACTTGTTGGTAACGAAGTTATTGGGGAATATGAAGTATTACCAACTGCTAAAGGTAAGGACTTACTTGCTATTTTAGAAGCAGGATGTAAGCCTGGAGTATCAAGCAGAGGGGCAGGAGGCTTAATAAGAATTGATGAAGGCTTTAGAGTAGCAGAAGATTTCATATTAAAGAGTTTTGATGTAGTAGCAGATCCGTCCACATTTGGTGCATTCCCTACAATGATAGCGGAGCAAATAGTAGGCTCAGAATTATCTGAAAGCATCAATCTAAATAAAGTAGAGGATTTGCTTGAAGTATTACCAACTGATCTCAGAAAAAGAATGGTAAATGCTATGAGGGCATTAAATATGCAAACATCCGCAGTAGACGATCCAATTAGATTTAAAAGATTTATTATGCAAACCGATGAGTTTAGTAGAGTATTACGAGTTATGACTGAAGAGTCAGCTAAGCTACTAATTTACTACATTGCTAAGGCAGGAGTAAATATTGATACAGAGTATTTAAACACTGTAATTGTTAGCGAAGGTCTTAATAAATACTGGCAGTGCAGACTTGCCGGTAATGTAGAGTCTTAATATGCCTGCAGCCGTAGTAGTCGCCGCAGCGAAGAAAAAGAATATGAGTCTTAAAGCCGCAGAAGATTTATGGTTTCAAGCAAAGCATATAGGTGATAAGCAGATGGGTGATAAGAGAAAAAGTTCCCCTGGGCAATACTGGTCCTTTGTTAACTCCATATTTCAAAAGAGCTTGAACGAAGGCAGCGATCAGTTATACACAGATCTGAGTAAAGAAGACAGGGCAGAACATGAGAAGTTTTATGAAGAGGTTAATCCAGACGAGTTCTCTCACGCAGATGATCCAGATAGTGATTTCGATCCCGAGCAGCTAGCAATGGGTACCGAAGTTGAAAAAGAGCACACAGACGATGTGAATATAGCTAAAGCAATCGCTAAAGCACATCTAGCAGAAATACCTGATTACTATACAAGACTAAAAAATATGGAGGATGGAGCAATGAAAGAAGGTCAAATATATGAACAATACTTAGCAGGAGATAGGGCATTACTAGAATCTACAGAAGTACTACTAGAAGGTAAAATTATAAATGTAGTAAAAGGTGCAATATCCAAAGTAGCATCCGCAGTAGGTAAGTCTCCTAAAGCTGTAAAAGTAGTTATAGGGTTAGCTTTATATATGGTATATGTACAGAAGGGAACCGCTAACGCAGAGAAGCTTATGAAAGCAGGTATTAGATCAACAGGTGGAGACCCAGATAAATTAGGTTCTTATTATATGGACGAGGTAGCAAAGAGTATGCTTATGAGTGATATGCAAAGATCAGGATCAGCACTATCTAAATTTCCTAAAGAGATAGGCGAGGCGCTGCAAAAGGTTGCGATAGGAGCAACCTCTCTTTCTCCTTTTTTTGGGGCTAATGTTGTCTTAAAGAATACTTTTGGTAATGCTCGTACAATACTTAATTCTTTTTCAAAAGAGATGACTAGTAGAATATTAAAATACTCTCGAGAGGGTGATTATGGAGCTCCAAGATTAAAAGCAGCTAATGAGGCTCAGGCGTATGATAGCTACCTAGCAGGGACTACATCTCTGAACGAATGTATTTTAAATGAAAGCAGCCTGAAAGATTTAGAAGATAAAATGAGAACTCATGTAAGTGATAAAGGTAAAAAAGCTGTAGGTAATACTCTTGATGCAAGTAAGTCAATTTTAACTTTATACAATAAGTATAAGGCAGCAGGTGGTAAGAAAGAAGTAAAGGATATATTGAAAGAAGAAAATCTAACAGAGGCATTAAGTATTGGGGATGCATTCCTTAAACTAGCGAAAAATAAAGGCAAGAAGATCATCATACATTATAAAAATAAGATGACTGAGTTTCAACCGCATCAAGAAAGTCACGCCAGAGATCTTTTAGATATGTTAGATAAAGACAGTGTTCCATTTCAAGTAGAGTTTGCGAAGAAATTTTAAAGGAGTTGAAGATATGACAAGAAGAAAAAAGAAAGCTATTAGAGAAGCAATGGCAGATAAGAAGATACTATACTCAGGTAAGTGGTTAGACCTCATACAGTTTAATGATTACGAAACTATAGACGAAGGGGATATAGTAATCATTCTCCCAGTAGTAAGAGGATCAGATAGTACAGAAACTAAAGTAGGTATAAGATTAGAGTATTGTCCACCTTATATGTACAGCGATAAAATAGAACGATTATGGTATACAGTTATTAGTGGGGGTATTGAAGAAGGGGAGACTCCGAAGCAAGCACTACTAAGAGAGATCAAAGAGGAAGCAGGAGTTGCTGCAATAGAGGGAGAGCCAGAACTTATTGCAAGTAACATTCCAGTATGTAAAAGTACTACAATGAGAGCTCACATATACAAAGTATTCGTAAAAGCTGATAGCATAGACGCAACACTAGCTACAGGAGATGGCACAGAGAATGAACAGAAGAGTTCAACTATATGGGTAACGAGAGAAGAACTTAAGAGTATCCTAAACCAAGAGCAGCATGATTTATTAGTACAGTCCTTAGCGCCACAATGCTTCGATGTTTCCGCTAATATAGACCCAGTAGTGCTGCAGAAGAGATTTGAAAGCATCGAAGAAACTATAAGACAGATACTGCCACAGGCTACGATTAATATTGAAGAGACCTTAAATTCCTGTTTAGAAAGTCAAAATTCAGAGAAGTTAAATCTTACGGAAAAATCACTAAAAGAAGCAAATTCTTCCATATCGGAAATGAAAGAGACTATTCAATTCCTAACAGAGCAGCTAAATGAATCCTCAGAGGTTGCTCAAGAATTGTCAAGTACATTAGATTCGATAGTAGAAGAGAAGAGTAACGAAGTTGATAAGTTGATTTCCGAGAACCACACACTTGAAGTTGAGAAGACAGTTCTAGAAGCTAAGGTTTACGCCAATAAGCTTTTAGATGAAACCTTCAGTCTACGCCCAATAGCTGAGAAGTTACTAGAGTGTAAGACAATTGAAGAAGTTGATATGACAGCAACAACGGTTAAAGAGAACGTTGAATTATTTGGGATTGACCAGATGCTTGCAGAAGCAACAGGCAAACCGAAAGGCATCTCTTACATTAATCCCGAGGCGATAGTAATTAATGCTAATCTAACCGAGGATCAGATTGAGGCTAAGAGACTAGCCGGATTATTAACTTAAATAAAATTCAGGAGGAATTAAAATGGTGGAAGTAAATTATAAAATAGACACGCCTTTAGATAGCAATGAAGATCTCAGTCTTGTTAATTTAAAGTATATGCTAGACATAACAAAAGCAGCCGTACAAAATATGGTTGAGGGTGACCAAGATGCAATCGGTGCAATTTGTACTGATTCAACTTCAGCAACCTTAACTTACGATGATGCAGCTCCATCTATTACAGCAGTAGTTCTAGTAGATGATGACACTCTAGAAATAGATGGAACTAATGGTGTACAGATTAAAGCATTAGGTGTTGATACAGCAGAGTTAGCTTTACTAGCAGTTGACACAGCTCAGATAGCTTTACTAGCAGTTGACACAGCTCAGATAGCTGCAGATGCAATTGACAATACGTTAATCGCCGATGCCGCAGTATCATTAGAAAACTTAGATGCAGGTGTTGCACCTGGTTTTATCACAGTAGGCGCAGCAGAAACAACTTGGTCAGGTGGCGGTGCTACATTAGCAGTAAGTGTTAGTGGAGTTTTGACTACAGACATAATTGTTGCTGGTTTTCATACAATTGGAACAGAAGGCGCTACATTAGCAGCTGTTGCAACAGAAAACACAATTACATTTACTCTTGATGCAGCTAACACAACTAACGATGCTGTTGTTGTTTATCAAATTCTAAGAGCAGCTGCGTAACAGTAGCTTAGAGTTGACCTTACCGTATCTATCTTAATTAGCTTAGTTGGATAGTAGGAGTACCCTTAAGCTCTTATGTTTTTAAAGTATCGATTAACATAGAGTATCGTCAGATACATATCAAATAAAAAATGAAAAGGAGATTAACATGCAACCTTTAATGTTAATGGAGCAAAGAATCGCTCGAGATAAATCCCTTCTTGAAAAATGGGGATATCTTGTAGAAGGAATCAAAGGGTTTTCAATTGAAGACACGATGACTAAAAAAATGAACGTAGCTAGAATGTTGGAAAACCAAACATTACAGTTATCAGTAATGGAAGCTACAGACAGTTCTAACGTAGCACAGTTTAAGAAGTACGCGTACCCATTAATCAGACGAGTATATCCTACTCTAGCGATTAATGATCTAGTATCAGTACAACCACTAGAAGGACCAGTTGGACAAATCTTTACATTCCAAGCGAAATATGGAACTACTAAAGGATCTACAACTGCAGGAACAACTGTATACAATAACGTTGACAAGAATTACACGTCTAACACTATTAGTACAGAGACAGTACAGGCATCAGGATCATCTACTACAGCATATGGTGGATCACTAGCTTTCAAACCTGTTGTTGTTAGTTCAGTAACAGTTACTATTGACACAATAGTAGGTACAGATGATGGCGCAGGCGCAATCACAGGTACAGGTATTGCTTCTGGTACTATCAATTACACTACTGGTGTAGTTGCTATTACACTTGATGCTGGTAACACAGCAGCGATGACAGCTGTTTACAAGTTTAACAGTGAAGGTAATACTCAACAGGCAGAAGTAAACTTTGAGATTACATCTGAAGCGGTTCAAGTTTCTGATAGAATCTTAAGAGCGAAATGGACGCCTCAAGCTCTACAAGACATGATGGCAGTTCACGGAGTTGAAGGTGATAAAGCTTTCACAGATGAAATGGCTAGACAGGTACAGCGAGAAATTTCACGTACTGTTATTGATGAGCTATCTGCTAACGCAGCTGCTACACCAGTAAGCTTCACTAAAGCTCGTCCAACATATATCTCTTACGAAGACCATAAGAGAACATTAGTTGACAGCATTACAGAAGTTAGTACTAACATCTATCAAGCATGTCTACGTGGTGCAGGAAACGTTATGGTAGTAGGAGCAAATGCTGCTAACATCATACAAACATTACCTTCTTTCAGAGGAGATAGTGAGCAAGCGTTAATGCAGCCAAATGGTAGAATTGGTGTTCTTAATAACAGATGGATCGTTATTCAAGATATCAGTTATGATGCAAACACAATTCTAGTCGGTTTTAAAGGCGACGGATTTGTTAACTCTGGAGCTGTATTTTCTCCATATGCGTTAACACTGACAGACGCTTTACTAAATCCAGATGACATGAAGATCAGAAAAGGTATCTTAAGTCGAGACGCATTTACTCGAGTTAATAACTACCACTTTGGTTTAGTCAATATGGTATAGTAGTTCCGAAAAGAACTAGAAGAATACACAACGGCAGGCTTGATTGTCTGCCGTTGTTTTATTTGCAGTAGACAATGTTATATTAATCAAAGGATACAGTATGACATTACATACACAAAAGCAGACTTCAATACTATGAAGCTATCGGATCCATCTGTAGGCCTAACAAGTAAGATAGTAATGCATGTGGATTATACTTCAAACAACGACGGGTGGTATAGCCCAAAGATAGTATACAAAGCCTTATTTAATGATAGATGCTTAGAAGTTTATAATTGTCCTTACTATATGAGTTGCTTAATAGGACACCTAGACGGCACATGCCCTAAAGGTACAAAAGGAAGAGAAGGCTCAGAGGAAGTTATATTAAACATGGTAGAAGAACATGATTTAATTGAAGTAATGTCAAGGGATAAAAGCTAATGGTTAAAGTAAATCTTATAGCTGGCGCAGGTGGTTCAGGTGGTTCCGGAGCAATAGGAGCAACAGGAGGAGCTGGTCAAGTCTTAACGACAGATGCATTTAAAGATTTAATTGCAGCTGTTAAATGTATTGGTGATAAATGTGATCACTACTTGGAATGTTTATCTACCAGAGAGATGAAAGATACTTGTAAGAACTTTGAAACGATGGATAGATATAATGATATGTTAAAACTAAGAGATATGGATATACCCTTAAGTGAAATAGGACAACAGCTAAGAACTTGGACATCTGCTAACGCAGGCGCCGGAGTTGGAAGCATAGTTGTTCCAATTAGGACAGCTGGGAGTGCTACTAATGTTATTGGCTAGTACTCCTGAAACTCCAAGAGAAAGTGCTTATAAAAGATTCGCAAAAGGAAAATATTTTGAAAATAAGAACATTGAAATTGCACACGGTAATACAGGCGAGTTTGGTAAGTATCTTTTTAGTAATTATTTACGCGCTCTTAATTGTAAAAAAGAGAAGTGTCCGGATTACTTAACCTGCTTAGCAACAAGACAGGTGACTAAGAGGTGTAAGAAACATTCAGAGAATGTATTCGATATAGTAGATTATAAAGAGATGGATTCTATTCAGGAACTGCAAGCAGCTACTCAGACAATAGATGAACATATAAGAAAAGAAATGTTTAAGAATGTTGGATTAGCATGACCGTATTAGAAAGTATATTTGTTTGTAAGAAAGAAAAATGTGCTGCTTACTTAATATGCTTAACTAAAGGAGAACTATCCTACTATTGCAGAAGACAGATGAAGACAAGAGAACTAGGTGATCCTACTCCAACTACATCAGGACCACTTAAGAGATCAGCTGCAAGAACAGCTTTTACATTGGATGAATGATGGTAGAAACTCACGTTTGTAAGAAAGAAGAGTGTGCTAATTATCTTAGTTGCATGGCTACTAAACCATTAACACATTTTTGTAGAAAGTTCTTAAGAGCAAAATGGACACCTCACGCATTAGCAGATCTTAAAGCTATTCATGGAAAGGGTTCTTAGTGGCACCGTTTACAGTACAGGAGAAATGCATTGAAAAAGATTGTAGTTGTTATTTAGAATGTATAGCAAGCCCAGGTCAAGATAGAGATAGCCAAGGCAGATTAAAGCGATGCATTCTAAGGAGTGGAACTAGATTGGGACCAATAACACATAGTTATGGACAGATAGATTTATATACTAGAAATATTGTAATAGGATGCTCCGATGTGTACGGAGTAACTATGCCACCGCCAGAGAATATAGAAGATGGTGACATGATAGTACTTAGGACTACTCAGCGGTGCAACATAGGATCCTGCAGTGGCTTAAGTTTAATAAGACCTGCAACTTTAGAGTACGATGATTCACTAATACTTATATACGATGAAGGCAGGCAGGTGCTACAAGAGCTAACAAGAACAGTAAAGCTACTATGAGCATAAAGCGTAAAGTTAGAACAACAATAATAGGTAAAGAATTAAGAGTCTCATCTGGAAGATCCATCAGCAATTATACTACATATTTTATGCAGAAGACAGACAGCTGTGCTGATACTTTTAACTGTCCTGATTATCTTAGATGTATGTTAAATGCAGAGGATATAAAATGTTTGAAGGCACAGCGAGCAGCAGGAAGCTATCATTGCATCGGCAAATACTTAAAAACAGGTGATGCAAAGAGATGGTAGGAGAACTAAAAGAGTTTTATAAGTATTGTACAATAGGATGCTCAGACGTCTTACAGTGCAGCAACTACATGGCATGTCTGTCCGGTAAAGCAGTAGATCATTGTCCCAAATCAGGATTTGCCAGTGTATCTACAATTAAGTACGAGTCTAGTGCTGATATACTAAATGACTACATTTCAAAATTACTAACATTATAGATTCAAAAAAAAATATAAAGGAGTTGTTGAAAATGGTTACGAAGAAAGACTTAGTAGCAGAATTAAAAATATTAGGAGGAGATATATCCAAGTTTAAGGACCTTACTAATTCTAAAATACAAGAAGAGATAGATAGATTAAGAGACCTGATTCCTAAAGTAGGAGACGACGATGCAATACTTACTACAGATAATGATGAAAACACGCAGGACACTGAAGAAACCATTGAATCAGATACAGATAGCACTGAAGGGCAAGACAGCTCTACAGCGGGAGAAGATGCTACTGCTGACGAATCAGCAGATAGCGAAGCTGCAGTTGAAGGTAGCGAGGAAGATTCGACGGAGGAAGATTCGGATCTTGCGCCAGCAGCAGCGGCTGTGGAGACAGACACAGAAGTAGAAGGCGACGGTACACCATCTGAAGCTACTATTTTAGAAGATGCAGATATTGAGAATTTATCTGAAGAAGAATTAAAAGCTCTTCTTGCCTCAAGCACATCTGTTGATACTATTCTAGACGCTGCGCTTGAAGATGATATTATAGCTGCAAGTATACCTAAAACATTAGGTGATCGTAATGAAGAGTTGAATGCTAAAGAGGAAGAAGCTGTAGAAGCTATTGCGGAGGATAAAACGACTGAAGGACTATCTAGTGTTCCAAAAGGATCTCATATTTTAGAATTTGAGATAGAAGATAAGGGCGCTGTACTAAAAAACTACATTTTTATTAATAACAGCCAAGCTCAGCCTGTTGCTGACGGTGCTGGTAACATTCATCTTATTGGCACAGGTGCATATATTGGATATCCTTATAATCCAAACCCAACTCATTTCGCAAGAGTATAGTAAATGAGATATACAGTAGATCGACTTAAGCAAAAAATTAAACTAAGCCTAGGAGATGGTGTGCTTGCATTAGAGACTACAAGTGATCAATTAGATAATGCTCTTGAAGACGCATTAGATATCTATAATGATTATGTTACTAATGTGAGATACTCCACCATTGAAATTGGTAAAGATGTATCAGTATATACATTATCCCCCATACCAGCAATACTATCAGACGACACATCTGAGACTATTGGCACAGTTCCTGACACATCAACTAGTGCAAGCATTACTAAAGTATTATCTTCTCTACCTATAAATCCATCTTCTTTCAGTGTTGTAATAGGCACTATCACAGGTGAAGACGACGGAACAGGTTCTATAACAGGAACAGGTATTGAATCAGGGCTTATTAATTATGAAACAGGTGAAGTTAAGATTGTTCTTGATGCCGCTGTTTCAGGTATTAAGAATGTTATTGCGACTTACAAACAAATTATAAGAGAAGAATTAGAGATTGAAAGCGTCTTAGATGTAGAGCAGACAGACCCTCATGTAGCAACTTCTATATTGAGTAGAGGTGGCATATATGATATTATAGGTATACAGTTTACAGACTTACAGGAAACATCTGCTAACTACTACAAAGCAATACAAGACATTACAGATATGAACAGACTCATGGGAGCAGAACTAGACTGGAAGTTCATCAAGGAAACAAGTATCTTATATATTAAGGCACCTTCCAATGGATCAGTCAACGTAACTATTGCAGTTGCTCCAAGAATTGAAGATATCGCTGATGATAGAACTGGCGATTTCATTAAGCTTGCTACAGCTTGTACTAAAAAGATCTTAGGAAGAATTAGATCTAAGTATAAAGGTGTCGCAGTACCAGGAAGCACATTAGAGCTTGATGGTGAAACATTGCTTAGTGAAGCTAATGAAGAAGAGTTGAGTGTACGGGAGTCTTTGAAGAAGAAGAACAACCCCCCGTTTATACACATTGCATAAAAAATGAAGGAAGGTGATTCTATAGCATAACACTAGCGTAGTATACTTGGTTAATCAATAAGAGGAGGAATAAAATGAGTAAATTATTTAAAGAAGTTAAACAAAAATTAGGCGAAATGAATTATAACCTAAAGGTAAATAGTAGAGCAGAAGCAACTTTTCTTGTAGAGAAGTATGAGCAAGGTGTTAAAGCTATGCTACCTAGAACTCAATTCAACGGTATTGTTGAACAGTTACTATCGGAAGCAGGAGCACCAATTGAAGAAAGACAATCACAATTAGTATCTGAGCATCAAATTCAGCAAATACTAGCTGGAGTCATTGACATTACAGAAGCTACTGTAGAGTACAAAGAGAAGATTACTGAATCAGAAGATTTAGAAGACGCTCTTTTACTAGACGAAGCTGAAGAAGAGGCTAAACCTGCTGAGAAGAAGGAAGAGCCGGTTGAAGCTAAAGTTGGCGGTAAAGCTACCTTAGGCGGTAAGGAAGTAATTATCACTAATGTACTAGACGACGAAGGTACTAAAGTAACAGTAGTTGATGGAGAAGGTAATTCATCTGAGGCTGCAGTTACAGCTTTAAAAGCTCAAGGTGCTATTCAAGAGTCTGACGATGAAGATTATAGCCCGGATGGAACTGGACCTTATGGAAAAGGTAACGGCCCTGGAAAAGGCAAAGCAGATGGATCCGGCAAAGACAAGAAAGAAGATGTACCTACAGGCAGTGATGCTCCCGAAGATGCTGAAGTAGTAGGTACTGAGAAGCCTAAGAAGGTTGAAGAAGGATCTGCAGCTAATTCTAATGTAGATATTACAGCTTTAAAATCTGGACAAGACGTCAGCTATCAAGGCGATAATTGCAAGGTATCTTCTGTTAATGGAGACAAGGTTCTTATTACTTCTGAGAAGTATCCTAAAGCTATTGAGGTTAGCGGAGCAGAAATTAATGATCCCATCAAAGTAACTGAGTCAGCAGGGTCTAGATTAAGTGTTATAGAGAGAGGTATCACCAATCTCCTTGAGGCTATGGAAGTATTGGCTAAGGCTAATGCACTAACTATGCCTGCAACACATGTTGACACTCCATTTGATGCACCTAAAGATCCATCAGACGCTGGTGATAAGCAAACAGACGGAACAGTTCTTACTCCTACAAAAGATGATGTAGAAGGTCCAGACACTACTCCAGCTAATAAAGCTGACACAGGCGAACCAGAAGGATCCGGGGATGCATTAACTCCAGATAAAGAGAAGAAAGGTACCTCTGACGGAGCCGCAGCTGGTATCCCAGTAACTCCAACACAACAAGCAGGAGCTGGTCTATCGGAAACACAAGTAGCTTTCAAGACATTGTATAGCGTTTTTAATATGCTAGCAGAAGAAACACTTAAAGAATATCTAGGAACTAGTCTAGGTGCTGAGAATGTTGATGAAGCTATCAAATTAGGACTTAAAGAAGAGTTTATTACTCTCAGTGAAGATGTCTACCTAAAGGGTGCTAAGCTTACATCCATAGACGGTTAGATTTAACTGTAACTTCAAGTCAAACAGGGGAATCCTTAGCGCTCCCCTGTTTGATTTACTTTGCCATACAACTACTTACACGAGAGGTAAACCATGACACTACAAAATAAACTATACGAACAATACCTAGCAGGAGATAAACCATTATTAGAGTGCATTAGCACAGAGGACAGCTTAACAGAAGGCGAGAGAACATTATCTACCTGGCAAGATGCGGAAGAGCTAGATCAACAAAATAGCAAAGCTAAAGGCCAGGCAGGTGTTAAATGGAGAGCGTTTGTAAAAGAGCTGTTTAAACTTGAGCGTGTTAAGAACTGGAAAGACCTGTTTAATGCAACAGGGGATGCTATAACAGGACACCTTATTAATAAAGCAGACGGTCTAGGATTATGGGAAAACGAACAGCCTATAAAAGAAGATACCTTAGATGAAGCACAGACTAAGCTACACGACGGTGAAGCAGGAGCTACAAAGATGAAACTAGGCTTCTTAATGCAACGCTATGGTAAGAATATTACTATGAAGGACTTGCACAAAAAGATGAGAGAAGATGGCTTACTAAAGGAAGATCAAACCCTAGAATTCTCACTAGTAGACATAAATGAGGGATTAAGAGCAAAAACCGAAGATGAAATGAAGAATAACTCCGGTAAGCATGCAAATAAGCATGCAAAAGCTGTAGAGGTACTAAAAAAGTATCAAAGTAGAATGAAGGACTCAAATAAAATAGGCTTTAACTTTGCTATAAAGCTACTTCAAGAGTCTGAAATTAGTATTACAGAGCAGACTAAGAGTTATGCTGCTTGGAAGGTCTACACAGGAGCAGGCGAGAATGAGGTAGAGAAGATACTTCAAACCTATGTACTCAGTACTTTAAAAGCTGTAGCAAACAAAGCTGTCTCCTTCGCTAAGTCTCGAGGTATAGCACCAGATCTTGCAGGTGATAAAGACCTCTTTCCTGCACTAGATGCAGCTACTGTAACTTTTGGAGATGAGTATTCTCTTGTAGTCGTCCCAACCGACTTAGCATCTAAAAGCGCTGTTCAGAAATGGATTGATAAAAATGCTGCCAAATTAGGTATCTAATGACAGCAGAAGGTAAACTATATGAGCAATACTTATCCGGAATTACTCCGTTAACAGAACTTGTGCAAATTCATGAGCAGCCTCCAGAGAAGGATATTTACAAGCTGTGGCAGGTTTTAAGAGACTATGGTATAAATATGGGCTCTAAAGCATTAGCTGTAGCACACTACAGTTTGGATAATAGGTTTCAAGTAAAATTTAAAGAGCTTCCATCAAGATTGAAAGACGCTATGGGATTCTCTACAGACCCAAAAGATAACCACCCCAATGATATTGTTTCTTTTCAAACTAAGCATATAAAACATATACAGGATAAGGAGTAGCTACATGACAACTGATGAAGATTTTAATGCCGCAGATGATGCAGCACCTACCCTAAGACCAGGGCTAGACTTTGCTAAAGATCTCTGTGTTATCAATAACTTTGCGTTAGAGGTAGCTACTTTATTCTTCCCTAGATTTGATTATTATGGATTAAACTTTGATGAAACTACAACAGATGATCTGTATAATGAGACAGACACTAAAGCTTGGTTTACTAAAAAGAACATAGCAGCAACAGTAGAATGGATACCACCAGAAAAGAGAATGAATAAGTATGGTGTGCAGAACAACAGAGAGTTAGAAATTAAAGTAGCGTCTTCAGTATTAGAGAGTATTAATTTAAACCCTAAGATTGGAGATGTTGTTGTATTTGAAAACGCAGGGTATGAAATAACAGAATTACAGAAAGAAGATTATTTTGCAGCTTCTCTGAAGAACGTTAGTTATCTCATCTATGCTAAGAAGACTAGTACCAGAGATCTACCGGCAGCGGTAAGAGAATTAGCGAATCTAGCTGTATAATGTCTTTTAAGCTTAGAGCGTGGTTAAACACGAGGACTGGAAAGCTTATTGATATAGGTAACAGCTCTCATGCTAAAGTTCTTTTTGACAAGCACAAGGATTTTGGTATTTCAGACTCTATTCATAAGAAAGCGAAAGACGTCTCGGGAGCTACAGACGAGTGGAATTATAAAGGCGTGGACGTGACAGAGTATATGTATGCGGTAAAGGAATTTTCCCATAATGTACATAATTGGGCACGTATATGGATAGAGAATTCTCAGATGCAACACGAGCTGACTTCCCGAAAAGCAAAGAAAAAAGTTTATAGCGCATTAATGAAGATTGTACCATTACCTATACTAGATAAAGTATTTCCAGGATTATGGGAACAAACTTATGCCCAGTACTTAATAGGAGATATATTAGTTGAGGAGTTGTTATAATGGCATTCGAATTAAG